GGATGCTGGTGACTCCGACCCACATTCCTTCAACAAGTCCACACGGAGTTTTGTGTGTGAAGCTGGAATCCACCAAGACATATCTATGCGTAGGTAAAGGCGCGATCTTGGAGAAGATCATTTCATCGACTTACTTCCTTTGCAACGCCACTTGCGGCGTGAAAGGTTGTTTGGAGAATTGGGATTAGACTTCCAATCTCCTTTGATCTTTGCTGACCTAGCACAATAAGCATCGCCTTTGGCCGTGCCGGGGCGAATGCGATCTCCTCCGTCTTTAGCTTTACCAGCCTGCCCATACTTGACTGTCTTTGTTCTACCAGTCTTTGGGTTCTTTACTACCTTTGTGAATCGCTTTTCCATTACTTCTTCTTTGCGGTTTTAGCTGATTGTTTGAATGCTTTAGCAGTCGGTGCGCCTTTGGCTCCAACCTTCCTCATCTTCTCACCGCTACCCGCTGCGATGCGTTTTTTCTTGGCATTGATGTTTGCGTAAAGTCCAGCTTTCATTTTTTAATACCTTCCATGCCATCGCGGAGTAGTGAGAAGAAAAGGTCAGATGGCATTGTAACCTTCCACTTCTTGTTGTTTTTTCGGTGAGCCACGATGTATGGTTTACCGCGAGAGTCTCTTTCTGCTTGTTCGCAGGCTTTGTCAAGATTGAGGTTCTGCACTCGCTTTACCTCCATGTGGAGTCCAGACAATTCCTCGCAGATCACATCTGGGGAATCTGGCCCTCCTGCAAATTGCTGACCTCGACGGGCGGTGAATCCTTCATTACGAAGTTGGTCACGCCATTCTCTTTCGCCGACTGCTCCTTTAGCTCTGGAGTTCATTGAATGCATTTCCTATACCTCCGATTATGTGATGTCAATAAAATTATTTAGAACACCTCAACAAACCTACTAGTCTCACCCTTCATCTCTACTGGAATGGTGTAGTTTCTAGCTCCACGGCGGTTCTTTTTGACGATAATCCTGCTCTTTTCGTTCTTATGTTCGATCTGGACTACCTGATCTGAGTGCATTCCAATGGCTCTGGACTCCCGTAAACGCCCCTCATCATTGACTTGGGATGCGGTAAATAGCACCGATTTGTGCTTTGCGGCTAGGGTTTTTAGCCTTCTAGCGGCCTCAGAGATAGCAGTTTCCCTGTTATCTGAATCATTCATATTCAGAATCTGGATGTAGTCCACGGCAATTACATCTGCACGATTTTCGCTGGCTGCTCTAGTGATCTCAGACTCGATAGCATCCATGTCATGCATGAAGTCGATCACCTCGATTGGGAGGGAATAGAGTTTAGTGAGTGCTTCTGTGATTGCTGGCAATTCCCTTCCATAGTTTACCTTGTAGTCCTCCATCTCTCTAACTGGAACGCCTGCCATGTTGGATGCAAGTCGGCGGTAAATATCTTCACCAGACATTTCTAGTGAAAAGAATAGACAAGATTTCCCTTCAAGGAGATTCGCTACTATAGCTTGGACTAGGAGGATGGATTTACCACCACCTGTCTCAGCGGCGATAGTCATCATCTCGCCTTTGTGCATTCCTCCACCCATGTTTCGGTCTAGCATGATGAGGCCAGTCGAATAACAATCCTTCTTCGCCTTACCTTCCATCTCGTCGATGATCTGGTTGAGCATATCCTTCTTTGTCCGTTTTGGTTTTGTGTCATCATACTGGATTGCGTTTATCGTTACCGATAACTCTTCCATGTTTCCTCGACCTTGGCGGATGTCCTGCTCGTTGGTTTCCCAGTAGGAGATCATATCGCGGTAGGCTTTGGCTTTCCGTAATTCGTATCGGTAGTCGGCGGCGATGTCTTGGCAGACCTTACCTGCAACCATTCTGATGCAGGAGAGAATGTCGTAAACAGCATGGTCGCCACCAGCCAGTTCTTTCAGACCAGCGTTCTCTAGCTCTGCAATGACCATAAACTCGTCTGCCCTACCCGCCCGGCTATGGACAGTCCTTATCGCATCAAAAATGATTTTATGGGCTTCTAGGAGGAAATACGAGGCATCCCAGCTTTGCTTGGTAAGGATGTCTGGGTTTTGCATCATCAGCGACAAGGCGGCTTGCTCGGACGATGATCGAACAGGAACATCTTTCATTGGGGTTACGACTTTGAAGTTATAGGTTGGTTTCTTTTCGGGTTTCATGTGTTAGATGGTTGTTGGTTTCCAGCTTCCTTCGGGATCAATCGTGGGTTTGGTTCGGTTGATCCATGAAGAAAAGAATGGTTGGGTGAACTGGCGCGGTGGATGGGCGAGCAGCCAGTTCTTCGCGGCGATGACTTGGGCATCGACATCTTTGGTGGGATTTAGTTTCTTGAGTTCAGAGATGAAGGAATCATCGACGAGTTTCACTTTCCGTTTCTTGGGAACTGAACTTGTAGCGTCAGATTCCTTTTTGGTTTGGTATCGAATTTCTGGTTTCTTCTTATTATTCTCTGGTAACTCATCTATTAGTCTCTGGTTAATGGGGTCGGTTTTCCAACCCTGTTGGTTTTCAGCAGGGTTGCTTTTCCGTAGGGTTGCTCCAGAAATATGACGAACCCGAATATACCATTTCCCCATTCGCTTGTTTTCGTGATTGTATCGCGGATCGTCCTCGATGAGTTCCAAGTCGATCAATGTTTGCTTGGCCTTGTGAAACCTATCCCTACCGATATTTAACTTGGTCATACAATAATCCGAGACGGCATAGACGGAATTGTTACCCTGCCACTTTGACACATAGCAGTAAAATGAGTAGAGAGCCAAAGAATCGGCTGGGTTCTCAGACTCCAGAATCTTATCTACTGTCGGCTTCGTTAATCCTACCAGATAGTTTTCTGGAGTTCCTTCGCATAGAGTCTCCGCGCAGGAATACTCATCAATATTGTATGTCATAAAAAAGGCGACCCCTGTGATGGCGAGAAAAGCGGCAACAGACGCATAGGAATTAACCACCACAAGGGGTCATATATTTTGTTGTTAATTTAATTTTCTCTCACTCGGTTCCTACGCCGAGGTGTGATCTCTCACACATTGACCATCATATCAGATGGTATAATTCTGTCAAGCGTTATCGTTACCGATAATCCAAATCAATTTCTTCGCGCTCGCATTTCACCCATTCTTCGATTTGGTCTACAATGTTTGTCCAAGTTAGATCAGACATATGATCATCAGAGCAATCTATGGCATGGAGTTTGTGATGAAGTTCTAGGTCTTCGTTTTTAAGAAGAGCAAGTTCAGACCAAAGGACTCGTTTGCCAGTATATGTCGCGGCTATCGCAGTAGAGTTTGGCCGGACTCCCATGATTAGGTATCCTCCATCTCCGTTAAAAACCTCGTAGTTAGAAAATATTCCTTGTCCCATCGCTTCGGCGAGAGACATATTTGTTATCAGAACGGACTTTCTGGCAAACTCAAGAAACTTGAATGCCGTCATGTCCAAATCAATGTTGCTGTTGTGGTTATCCATAGCCTCTAATACTACAAAAAAAAGATTGACCTGTCAATATGTTTGTCTATACTCCATCGATATGCACCAGTTAGAAGTCGCATACAATAGCTACCTATCAGCTATAGAGCATAGCAGAAACATCAAGCATAACGCTAGAAAGATGTTTGGCGCACACTTGCGCGATGCTCGTTTGCGTCTTGGGTTTTCCGTGCGTGAACTAGGTGACAAGATCGGAGTGACTGGTAGCCTTATCAATCAAATCGAAACATCAGCAAAATCGGTTCTCAAAAAAGAACAGATCGGTAAAATTATTGTCTTATGCTCAGACGCAAAACTCCACTTAAAACCAAAAGCGGATTCAAGAAAAGAGGAGGGAAACTCAATCCCATTTCAGCCAGACTCAAAAAGCGAAGCATTGAATACAGTAGGGTAAGGAGAGAGTATCTTGAAGAAAAAAACGGCAGATGTGAAGTATGTGATAGGGAAGCAACCGACATCCACCACAAAAGTGGACGAGGAAAAAACCTTTGTGAGAAGCGCACTTTCTTGGCTGTATGCCGCCCCTGTCACCAAAGAATCCACGACAACCCAGCGTGGGCGAAAGAGCAAGGCTACCTAGTTTACCAATTCAAATAATATGTTCAAATCACTTATCGTGTGCGAAGGCACATTCGTTGCAGAAAACCAATACAAGATTCGCTTCCGCCAAGACTATGTGGACTGCTGGATTAAGAAAAACGACCTAGAGAAGATCGAGATGTTGGGAATTACTTTCGAGGGAGAAAAGGCTTGCAGGATTACAGTCACAGAAGACCTAGCGAACTTGATGGAGTTGCAGGGAGTTCTGGAGTAATCAGTCCTCCCCATCATCGTCCGACATATAGTAGTCATCATCGGACATTTCTTCGGCTCTAGTTTCCTTCCTAGCCCAGAAGCGATCAGTCGGGACAGGTTTATCGTTACCGATAAAAGTTAGTCCATTTCGGCGGGACATCTCTAGTGCGTAGAGAAACGAATCAGCTAAGTCGGGCGAGAATCCAGTTCTGCCCTTGTAATCGTCTTTAGTCTCTACGGCAATCTTCTTGTTTTTGGTGCGATACCTACGAAGGCAGAGTTCGCGGCCTAGTTCACCAGATGCTTCGACTCCATAAATAACCCTAGCTTTAAACCCGTGGAAGCTCTGATACCAATATTCCGAGATAAGACGATCATAGACTTCGGTGCAAGGACGCTTATCAACATCGGCAGCGATACGATCAGTTGGGCGACCCATAGAGGAGATAAGAGCGATAGAGGAACCATCCTTATCATGCCGTAGCCACTCGCGCATGATAGCCTGTCCGACTCGACCACCATCACCGCTGACATCCATACCAAACTTGCTAGGCTTCACATCATGCTTTAGGCATAACTCAACGACCTTTGCGGCGACTTGGACATCAAACTCGGTAGCTTGCCCAGCGGCGATCTGGATCACCTCTTGGTTTACCAGATACATAACCTTCTGTGAGGTTCCACGGACATAACCTAGCTTACAGATAGTCAGAACGCATCGGTCACCACCAGCCGTGAAAGCTGTATCGAAACCAGCAATCTTAATGAGATCATTGTGATCCCAGATAGGTTCAGAGTAGGTATCGGCATTCCGAATGACATCGGCGGTTAGGATCGTTTGGGCAAAGCCAGACTTAGGCCACCAGCCAATAGCGTTACGAACATAGTCCACAGAGTTCTCATCTCCATAGGACATCTTCAAAATGTCCGCCTGCTTCTTGCGATCCATCAAGAAAGGGAATGGAGATGGTTCATCGGCAGGAGCTTGGAAGTTCGGCGACTTCATGCCGTTATAGAACAAGCATACGCCTGTCTCAGTCTCCCATTTTTCCATATCAGCACTCACCGCATCGAAGTTGGTGTGACCTTTAGGCATAGCCCAGCGGGTGTGGGGATTGTCACCAGCGGAAGGGTTTCCGATACCAATGAAAACCTTGTCATCGTTAGAGGAAAGGTTCTGCCTGATGTTAATCGCGCCCATCTCCATTTCGGGCAACTCGTCCAAGGCTACTCTGATCCTATCGTTCTTACGACCACGGGTAGTATCAATAGCCTTTTGACCTTCAGAGCCGGGAGGGAATGCAATAGCCTTGATAGCATTTCGGTAGTCCTTCTCATCATCTCCCGCCGCGCCACCCCAAACAATCATGTGGCGATAGTCAACTAGGTTCCCAATCTTATTTGACGCACACTTCCAGAGTTTAGAGATGATACCCCAGATACGATCCTCCGAAGCTCCAAGTGTTGTAGTGGCTACCCAAGAGGATGTGCAATGCGGGGCAGCACACCAATCAAGATAAATCCACAGACCAACAGGAAACGACTTAC